ACCACTGCTTATCCCAATGCTACCAACAACGGTTCACATCGTACTGGCACTATTCCAACCTATACCAGCACATGGAGCAACGCCAGCGGACTGCAAAGCAACGGAACACCGTTCTCAGGACACATGGCACAACGCCAGATGGTGATCAAGGCTCTCAAGGCTGCGATTGACACCAACACTGACGTGCGTGAAGATCAGTATCAATTTGATCTTATCGTATGCCCAGGCTATCCAGAGTTGATTCCTAACATGAACAACTTGAACTTGGATCGTGCGCAGACAGCTTTTGTTATTGGTGACACTCCAATGGATCTGACACCAGACACCGTGAGCATCACTGCTTGGAACAAGACAGAAACAACTCGTAACGAGTATGTGGCTGTTTACTATCCAGCTGGTTTGACAACAGACTATAAAGGAAATGATATTGCTGTTCCTGCCAGCCACATGGCACTGCGCTCATACATCTACAATGATAACGTGGCCTACAAGTGGTTTGCGCCAGCAGGCACCAAGCGTGGTGCTGTGAGCAACGCAAACAACATTGGTTACGTAAACTATGCTACTGGCGAGTTCGTCAAGACAGGTATTACACAATCACAGCGTGACGCTCTTTACAACCTGAATATCAATCCTATCAGCATGCTACCCGGCGCTGGTTTGACCATATTTGGTAACAAGACACGCTCTGCTGTGGCACAAGCCACAGACAGAGTCAACGTCAGCCGCTTGGTAACGTACATACGCACCGTGCTGTCAAAGATCACTAACCAGTATCTATTCGAACCAAATGATAAAGCCACTAGAGACTCCATTGCCGCTAGCATTTCATCAGTGTTCAATGATTTGATTACCAAGCGCGGTATCTATGACTACGTTGTGGTCTGTGACACCAGCAACAATACAAGCTCTCGTATCACAGCCAACCAGCTGTGGGTAGATATTGCTATTGAGCCGATGAAGGATGTTGAGTTTATCTACATTCCAATCCGTTTGGAAAATCCAGGCACAATCACAGCTTCAGCAAAACAATAATAGGCTAACATAATGGAGCGCCGGTGGCGCTTCATTATTAGGCCCAAATAAGGTAAATAAGAGTAATAGGAGACAATACAAAATGGCTGTCGCATCGTTAACAAAATTCACAGTGCCTTTGAGCAACAATCAAAGTGCATCTAATCAAGGTCTGTTGATGCCAAAGTTGGCCTACAGGTTCCGTATTACATTTACTGGATTTGGAGTCGACAATCAAACCACAGAACTTACCAAGCAAGTGATTGACTTCACTCGCCCACAGGTTCAGTTTGATGAAGTAACAATAGACGTTTACAACAGCCGTATCAAGATGGTTGGCAAGCCAGCATGGCAGGATATCACGATCAACCTTCGTGACGATGCACAGGGCAATGTCAGCAAATTGGTCGGACAACAGGTACAGAAGCAGTTTGACTTTCTAGAGCAAAGTTCAGCGGCTGCTGGTATCAACTACAAGTTCACTACCATCTGCGAAATGCTTGATGGTGGTAATGGTGCCAACACACCAAACGTGCTTGAAACATGGGAAATTTATGGTTGCTTGGTGAGCCAGGTACAATACGGCGAATTGGCCTACGGTACTAATGACCCTGTTAAAATCCAATTGAATGTCAAATTTGATAACGCATTACAAACACAGGGTGTTGCAGGTATCGGAGCGTCAGTAGGTCGCGCCATTGGCAGCACAGCTACTGGTTGATCCAGACGACGATTTATACTTTATAGAGCTAAAGCCTGGATTCGTCCAGGCTTTTTTTTGGTCATAAATACATTAAATTGGATACCCCATGGCAACCACAGTCAACACATCAGTAAACACAGGCAAACTTGAAAATCAACTCATTCAAGGCCTGCTGAGCACTCCTTCACTGCGGGACTGGCAACATGCCAGCAAGATCTTTACACCAGGATCGTTTGCACTGGTTCCTAAGTTTTCATTCAACTTCTATGTGTACTTTGATTACGACCCACAGCCATTTGGTTTGCAAACACCCACAGCTTCGGCACAACTGATAGGTGCGCTGTGCAAGTCTGCACAGCTACCAAAGTTCACGTTTGAACACAAGACCCTGAATGCCTACAACAGGGTAGACAAGATACAGACCAAGGTCAAGTATGAACCGGTCACTCTCAAGTTTCATGATGACAGCAGTGATGTGATACGCAATTTTTGGTATGACTACTACAGTTTCTTCTATAGAGACGCTGACTATTCACCTGAGATATATCAGATGAAAACCAAATACCATGAAAGGCAAAAAGACAAGTGGGGTTACACACCTCGTCCAGAAGCCAACGGATACATCAATGGTTTTGGTGGAGTCAACGTGCAGAATGGTGGACTGGGCGAAACCAATTACAATCCACTCAGGGCCATACGTATCTACTCCATGAGCAGGAAAAACTTCAGCGAGTATGTGTTGTTGAATCCCATGATCACATCATTCCAACACGGCGAGCATCAGATGGAAGGCTCTGGCTTGATGGAACATCAAATGACCATTGAGTACCAAGCAGTCAAGTATTACAAAGGCAAAGTGTCCGAGCAGGAATTTTCCAGCAGTTTCCTGTTGCTGTATGATCAAACCAAGAGTCCTTTGCAACAGGCTGGATTTGGTTCCAGCATATTTGGCGCAGGTGGTGTGGCTGACGGATTCAATACCATTGGCAACGACCTGGCCAGTGGCAACGGAGCAGCCGCCTTGCTCAACTCGGCCAGGATCATACAACAGATACAACAAAACGGTGGTATACAAAACATGCTCCAGGTCGAGGCGCAGTCGGCAATACCTCAGCTGATTGAAGGCAACTTGCCTTCACAGTCTCCTTGGGCGGCACCTGCACCTGCAGACAATGTGGCATCCAGTGCAGCCAGCCAAGATGCAGGCATAGCTACCACACCAGCTTCAGCCGCGGCTGCCAACGAAACAGCAGTGGCAGCGCAGGCTGCACAACCACCTGCACCTGTTGAGCAAGCACCTCCAGTGGTCACGGCTGATGCACAGGCCAAAGTCACATCTGGGTCTGACTCTGTGCTTTCAAAGACACAAGCATCGGTAGTAGCAGCCATAACAACTGTGCAAGCACCTGAAGTGGTGCCAGCAGTGTCTGCTCAACCAACTGTGGCTGATCTAGAAAAACAGTCAGCGGCAATTTCGCAACAGATAGCTGCCAACTCTCGCAATGCATTTGATCCAGCACTCTCAGCAGAGCAAAGAGCCGCAAACTTGGCCACGTATCAACAGTTGCAAGCACAACAAAAAATAGTCAATGATCAACTGTATCGAGCAGAACAAGCAGCCGCACCTGTCAACACAACTGCGACAGCCACGGCCGTTGGAGTTCGCACAGCAGTAGTTATGGCCACAATACCACCATCCACCTTGAACGATTCTCTATCAAGCACCAACAGCCAACAAGGTGTACCAAACAACAAGTGATCAAACATGCCAAGCACCAACCTCTCAACCAACACTGACGGAAGAGCTGACACCAGCACATACTTTACCAATCTGCATGGGTACACTCCACCTGTACCGGTCAACACTGATTCTGCTGTACATACTTTTTTTGAAGAGTACACAGGTAACAAAGAAGCTGGAAAGTTGATGGCAGACGCAGTGATCTACACAGCACTGTCACGCAACATGAATCCCATGGAAGTGATTGCAGAGTTCAAGAAACTCAGCAGTGAAAAGCTCAGCGTGACCTTGGCCACGTTTCTAAACCAGTCTAGAGTCAATACCAGCTTTATTGGTGTGATGAATTCGCCCAAGACCAGTTTCTTTGTACAGCGTAGCATACTGGCATAGGCATCATGGCACGTAACTATGCATCAGGCAAGTTCCAGATAAAAAATCCCACCAAGTACATAGGCAAGGGAACACCCACTTATCGATCTGGTTGGGAGTTTGCTTTCATGCAGTTTTGTGACAACAATCCAGCGGTGTTACAGTGGGCCAGCGAAAGTGTGAACATACCTTATCGCAATCCCTTTACCAACAAGAACACCATCTACGTGCCAGACTTCTTGATCATCTATGTGGACAAGAACAACCAAAAACATGCTGAACTGATAGAAGTCAAACCATCTACAGAAACCACGCTGGAGGCCGCCCGCAGTGTGCGAGACAGGGCATACGTGGCCTTGAACATGGCCAAGTGGCAGGCAGCCACTGCCTGGTGCAAGAACCATGGTCTTACCTTTCGGGTGGTGACGGAAAATGAGATCTTCCACCAAGGCCGCAAGCGGTAAATATCAGCATGACAAAGAAACTAGAAGAACTGTTCAACCTGCCCGAAACTATGGAAGCAGGCCAAGAAGAAAGCGGACTGGCCAGCAAGCTGGAAACCATAACAGCCATTGACGACGCCATTGACAAGATTGACGCAGCCTTGCCCACTGTGCGTGATCTTGAAGCCGCAGACTCAGAAATGGATGAGCTGGCTAAACTGGCCAGAGATAAATTTGAAGATCTCATGGATCTGGGCATGAACGTGGAAGCTCGCTATGCAGGCGCAATACTGCAAACAGCAGGCACACTGCTAGGGCATGCCATTGTGGCCAAGCAGGCCAAACTGGACAAGAAACTGCGCATGGTGGATCTACAGCTTAAAAAAGCACGTTTGGATCAAATGGCTGCCAAAAATTCCAATGAACCCGACGCACCCATTGATGGGCAAGGCGTGGTCCTGGACCGCAGTGCATTGCTCAAAGAGATATTGAGCCAGAATAAAAAAGCAGAATGAGCATAAATACTGGATATAGGATCAAGACATGAAAGCATTTAAGGATTACCTAACTGAAGGCAAACGAGCATACCCATTCCGTGTGCGCATTGCTGATGTTGACATTGACAGCGACATGCTTGACAGGATCGAGCGTGGACTGGCCCAATTTGAGCTGGCTGAAATCAGCAAGCCCAAGACACAGCCTGTAGCTCGCACCGCAGAATTCCAAGCCTTGGGCCCAGTTGCTCGCACACAGTTTGAAGTGGTATTGAACTACCCGACCAATCCAGACGGTGTGAGATATGCCATACATCATGCCTGTGGTATTCCACCAGACAACATCGTTGTGCGTTATCCTGGACAGGATGACCTAGTGGACGAACTGGAAGAAAAACCCAAGCACACTCCAAGCGGCAATGCCCTGCTGGTAGATGGCGAACTGGGCGATGCTGACACAGACCATCAAGAACACGTGGGCGAAAAACGTGTGTTCAGTTTGCTCAAGAGTCTTGAAGCAACCAAGCATGGTGCAGAACAATACAAAGGTGTAAATGATCAACTGTTGGCCGCATCAGCGCCTGGCGGTGACAAACCCAAGACAACCAGCGATGATGCGCAAGGAAATACAAGTCCTGTAGCGCCGCGCCCCAAGAGAAAATAAGGACCTCCGCAATGAACCAAAACAACATTTATAGCATCTTGAGCAAGATGGCCGAGTTGGAAAAGAAATCCGAGACCAAGCCAGCTGTGATCAAAGAAGACAGCATGCTCAAAGGACTCAGCAGTGAAACCAGTGCGGTGGCCAATCGTTTGAACGAGCGTTACCTGGCTGAAAAAGACATGGGCAAGCACAACAATGGCACCACGGGCTTCAAGGCCCTGGCCAAGAAAGCAGGCGGTGGTGAAAAAGGTGCCAAGATTGCAGGCGCACAGTTCCAGAAGATGAAGAAAGCTGGACAGCTGGAAGAAGATGATGTGGAAGAAGGCAATGATTTCACAGGTGCAAGACTGGCTGCTGTCAAGGCCGGCAAGTCCACATTCTCAGTGGGTGGCAAGACCTACAAGGTCACTGGTGACACATCAGATGAAAAGATGATGGAGAACTTTGACTACAATGCCAGCATCACAGGCAAAGCGGCTGGAAATGACGAAGAGCACGAAGAGCACGAAGATGGTGAGTGCGAAGAATGTGGACATAGCCCATGTGAATGTGATGATGAACATGATGAAGTCGACGAGTCTGCAACTGATTCAATTGAAATCAACGGCAAGGCTGTGGACACCAGTTCACTGGAACTGGATGGTGTTGATCGCAAGGATCACCCTGATTACGCAGACGCATATTTCAGTCATGGCACTTTTGAAGACGGCACTCCATTGAGTGACCAAGAGCTGGACCAACTGACAGACGAACACGGAGACTTGGTAAACCAAATGGCACACGATTCATTGCATGAAGATGCACAAGAACCAGACACAGAGAGCATGCAAGAGTGTGATCCGCACAGTGCCTATGCACCGTTGCCAGGCATGCGTCCTACCAGCCCAGACGAGCACAGCGAATATCGCCATGCCGCACAGACACTGCGCAAGTGGATGCGCAAGCGTGGACACAACCCACACAAAGACTTTGTCAAGAGCTTGAGCTATATTGGCGACAACCTGGACGAAGATCACGATGACACACTCACACCAGATGTGTTTGATGCCTATCACACTGTGCAGAAGCATCGCCAGATCCACAAGATTGGCATGGTAGACGAAGGTCAGACCATCCAGACTAAAACTGGATTGATACACAAAGGCACATACGGCAGCGACTACGAAGAAGAAGGTGGCGAGGATGACTTTGATGAGCATGGCAACAAGAAAGTCAAAGCCGCTGGTCGTCCCAAGAAAGAAAAAGCACCTGAGCGTGTGACCAGCAAGGCCTGGAAGCACAAGGATGGTCGCAAGGTATCAGAAGGCACAGACATTGGCAACATTGTTGAAGACACCATCAGCGAACTGAAAGCCATGTTCGAAGGCAAGAAAGTAGACAGTTTTGTTGGCAAAGTCAAAGCTTCAGAAAAGAAAGCTGGACACTCAGACAAAGAAGCTGAAAGCATTGCCTGGGCCACTGCCAACAAGCGTGGCATGCTGGACAACAAGAACAAGAAGCTGGACGAAAGCGCCAGTGTTCGCAATCATCCTATCTACACAGACCAGTCAGCTTGGGATCACTACAAGAAAGAAATGGATGAAGAAGCAATGGCCAACGCAGCCGCAGAAGATCCACTTTCAGACCTGGCACGACTGGCAGGAGTAAACACCACTCCAATCACACATGTGCATGAAGCAGGTTGCAACATGACAGCAGAAGGCCAGATGTGTCCTGTGCATGGCATGACAGAATGCTATGGCATGATGGAATCAGAAAACATGAGCCGCGCTGCCAAGGGTCACGAAAAATACGGCAAAGAAGGCATGAAAGCACTGGCTGATGCAGGCCGTGATGGCGCCAGCGAAGAAGAGCTGGACAAGATCCGCGACAAGTACGATCGTTATGACGACGAAGAAGTAAACGAAGACATGGGTGGAACCACACTGGAAGACCTATTGACATTGGCCAGCGGCAGCCACGGACTTCCTCCTGCCATGGGCAGTAGGGAAGTAACTGTGCTTGAACCAGAAGCACATGGATCAAGCATGAGCGATCTACTCAGCAAGCTGAGTGGATTTGACGGTGATGCTGAACATGATCATGATCATGATCATGAACATGATCATGAAGAAGGCGAGCCATGCCCAACTTGTGGTGCCTCACCATGCGGGTGTGACAGCGAAGAAGCTGATCACTTGATGGGCGAAGAGTTTGCCAACGAACCACACGAAGAGTATGGCACTTTGCAGGCACAGTTGGATCAAGGCAATGACTTGAACAAGCGCAAGACCATGTACAAGCACAACTACAAGGGTGGCGACAATCCAATGGGCAACAGCGACAACTTCATGGAAAATGATGACTATGCTCGCCTGACTGCATTGTACAGCCAGTTCAAGAAGATCAAATGAGTAATTTCAAGCGTTTCCTAGAAGAAGCAGAATACGCATCACGCCATCCTATACCGGGTGACCAATTTGATATTGTGCTGGCTTCGGGACGCTTGATAGAGACCCGTGTGGTCAAGCTGGTTGACGATGGGTTTGTTGTGGAATCACTGCAAGCACGAAGTGGCGAGCAAGATTCAGACAGCCCAATACCTGGCCAAGACGGCAAAGAAGATCAAGAGCTTACTGGGCGCATGAGTCCCATAAACGGCCATGCATTCACCGACTACGACATAAACAAAAATCCTCGCAAGTGGTTCACTCGTGCAGGCACTCCATCAAACGTAAAACACAAGCAGGTGACCCTGATGGGTGTGCCCGGCCCTCTCAGCGAGAGCTGTGTGTATGTTCGCGATGCCCAAGGCACTGAACACAAAACAAAATGGCGATTTGTTTCGCCCAATAAGTAATCTATCAACGGAGATCTCAAATGAAAAAACTATTAGCAATCCTTGCCCTAGCTTTGATTGGCACCAGCCAGGCCTATGCATGGACGCAACGACCCCCACAACCAGTGGCCGCATGCCAAGTGCATGCTCCATACGGCTTGCCAAATGTGCAAGGCACTATCCAACCTATCTGCCGCCAAGCATATCTAGTAGGATATGATGCGCCAGCCAAGCTACCACGCTTTGTGATGTGGACGCTGACTCCACAGCATGCACTGGGTTGTGTAGCACGTTCAAATGCATTCGTAGCTGACCAAAGTATCCAGGGTGGTGCTGTACCGGGGGACTATGCAGGCACAGGCTACGACAAAGGACACATGGCTCCAGACGGTGATCAATCATGGGACCAACAGGTTGAGTACGAATCATTCCTAATGACCAACATGAGCCCACAAGCAGGCTCACTCAACCGTGGCATCTGGAAACTGCTGGAAACATCAGTGCGTGGTTGGGCAGTGCAAGGCAATCACACATTCAATGTAGTGTCGGGTGGCATCTACACAGCACAAGACAAGAAGATTGGTGCTGGTGTTGTTGTTCCGCATGCTTTCTACAAGATCGTTATTGACGAAAACACAGGACAGTATGCTGGTTGGTTGTTTCCACACACAGCACCGTATCCCAACCTAGGCAACGACTTGACCAAGTTCCGTGTGCCAGTAGCGCAGATCACACAACAAGCTGGCGTACAGTTCCAGATCCCCAAAGGTGCAGTTGAACTGCAACCAGGCAAGGAATGGCCAGTAGACTTTGGAGCACTGACAAATGCCAAACGCAAACTCTGCGGCGCCAACGCCACAGTCGACTGATACAGACGAAAGACCATTGTACATATGGTTGAAGGAGCCTCAGGCTCCTTCCTCGCCTGCTGCCGATCAGGTTGATCAAAACACTTATCTAGTGTACAATGAGGATGACGGAACTGACCGTCCTCGAAACCCTTATGGACAACACTGAATATGAAAGCAAGTGAATTATTTGAAATGGACGCACCCAAGCTGAATGATGCTTGGTTCCAGGCCGGCGGATTCCACACATTCAAGAAACCTGCTGTGGAAACCTATGAGATTGCACCAGCTGATGGCACTATCCAAACACTGGAAGGTCCTGTGAACTACAAGGCCGGCTACTACATACTCACTGGACCCAAGGGCGAGCAGTATCCTATACCACCTGAGAAGTTTCACGAGCTCAAGGATGATCAAGGCAAAGGCCGATGCACTCCAAAGAAGATTGACAAGATAGCCAAGCTGGCTGATCACGATGGTGTGGTAAACACCAGCTGGGGCGAGCCACTGAACTATGTGGCAGGTGAAGATTATATTGTGCGACATGGCCCTGGTGACTATGGTGTGGTCAAAAAAGACATCTTCCGCAAAACATACGATACCAGCCAAGCATGACACAGCGTAGGTTCACATCAGCTGATTTTGTTCCTGAAGGAGAGACTGGTGATCCAGATGCTTTCCTTGATCCCAACGATCCCATACATGAGATGAAAAGACTAGCGGGATTACCGCGCCCAAGCACTCACAGTGATGGAAGCCCAGGAGCAGAAATGTCAGCACGTGGCACTGAACTGCATCAGTACGAAAGAGAACACAACATCCGTCCGGGCACTGATGAGTGGTTCCAGCTTTGGTTTGCCAAGCCCAAGCTCACCGGCGAGAACCCCAAGGGTTAGTCAATGCATGATCTTTACCGAACTGTTGACTTTGACGATGTGCCAGCTATCACCAACAAGCTCAAGAAGTTTGTAAAGCTAGATCCTGCGCATGTGCAAGACTTTGATACCAAGGTACTGCCACTAGATTTCATACGCCGCATCATGCCTGACTTTGTATCAGGGCTGGAGCACAGGTTCAATGATGTGCTGAACATGGCCAGACTGTTTTACACTCCGCCAACTGGTACACTGGACATACACACAGATGTGCGAGAACATCGCGGCGAAGTGTATGCATTGAACTGGCCCTTGTACAACTACTCCAACTCTGCCATGACATGGTACAGTGGCACAGCCGGAACCACACATGAGCACCCTGACTATGGAGTACTCAATCATTACGACCCAGCTGACTGTACAGAGATAGCAAGCACAGTGATCACAAGTCCCACCATTGTGCGCATAGACGTTCCGCATGCAGTGACCAACAGTGATACCAGCAGTGTGCGAGTGATACTGAGCTTTAGGTTTGAGAATGATCTGCGAGGATGGCAATGATGTACTTCAAAGAGCTGGATATCGACGGCCACGAAGAGATAACCAAGCGACTGCGCAAGTATGTGGCCATACCCACATCATATGATCTCACACACATAGCTCGGCGTTTCAGCAGAGACGAGTTCTTGAAGACCTGTCCAGATCTGGTGCAACAGGTGGATGACATGATGCAAGACGAACTGGACTTTGCCAGGACCTTTATCACAAGACCCCAGGACTCTCAACCCATACATGTGGATGGACATCCAGACGAAAATCATCTGCGCTATCTAGGACTCAATTGGCCCTTGTACTACTGTGAAGGCAGTTACATGCACTGGTATGATGCTGTGAGCAATGCCAAGCGTGATGATGGCAGCCGCAATGACTATGGTGATTATCAGATGTACTATCCCGAGGATTGTGCTTTGGTATCAAGCCTGGAACTGGTCAAACCTACCTTGGTTCGTATCAATGTTCCGCACAATGTGGAAAATCTCAAGCCAACACCACGTGTGGTAATCAGCCTGCGTTTCAAGAACGACCTAAGACATATAAAGATCTAAGATGTTTTGTGTTCTAGCGTTTCCCAACGTCGTGGGCTGGTAGAAGCGTATGTTTTTTTCACCATGCCTCTAACATCTCTTTCATTGTGAGGTTCCCAGGTTTCGTTTGCACCAACTGCTTGCCCTACTGTGTCAAAATCTGCTCCTACCAAGTGAGGATGTTTTTCTTGCACCACTTTGTAGGCAAGATGCTCTCCTAGCAAGATAGACAGGCCAACTTGAATTATAGACCAAGCCGCATCGTAGGGATATATCTTGTCTCCCTTTATGACATAAAAAGGAATGACTCCGTATTTTTGATACTGCTCTCGCATGCGCTTGGCATCTTGACATGCCACCTCCCACATCCTTGGACGAAGCTGTTTGTACATGGTTGCGGCCAATTTTTTGTTGCCATGGCATCTGGACTGCAATGCTGTCACGGTGCCCAATGCTATGTTTTGATAGCACAACTGTTCCCAGCTACTGGTATAGGTGTCCCAGGCAATGTCTGCGACGAATCCCATGGCAATAGATTTGACCAACATATCGCTGTGTTTTTCTGGATGCAAAAGCACATCCACCACCTCATCATGAGACAGATTTGCAAAACCCTTGTTGTCGATCCTATGATGGGTGGCATGCTCTAGAACAAATGTAGGGTATATCTTGATACCAAATTTTTCTTGGTATGCAGGATCTGATGCAGGGCTGTTGGGTAACACATGCCACATGTATTGCCAAATTGAACTTAATGGTATCATGTCAATGAGTTCCAAGGCAGCATAGTCAATGCTTTCTCTAGTTTCTCCGGGCAGTCCTTGTATCATTTCAGGCCCTAGTCCTAGATCAGTATAACCTTCTGCCCGCAAACCATTCACAAACTCTTTGATATCCAGCCAGCTGGCACCTGGACGATCAATATTGTCCAGCACGACATCGCTCAGTGTTTGCACTGGCAACTTGATACCTGCACGACCATATTCACGAACTTCTTTGGCAATGATCTCAAAGACATTTTTTTTATGATTTTTTGCCCAGCTGGGCTCATGAGACATAATATTGTTTTTGTGCAGGGCCTCCAGCCACTTCCAATCGTCTGGAAACATGCCTACATTGGCATTGGATATGGTTATCGATAGATCGTATTTTTTGAACAGTTCAACTTCATCGATGGCATTGTATTTTTTTCTTGTGACCTTGTGATGCAGACCTGCAGACCAGTCACAGAAACTACAGTTATAGGGGCAGCCTCTGTCGAATTCCCACACATACCATATGGTTTCAATTCCCAAAGCTCTGGCCCTGGCAACGTCTCGTGCTAGATCAAACTCACAATGGAACAACGCACTGACTTCGGTGAATATTTTTCCCTTGTACACTTCGTACTTGGTCTTGACTGGTTTGCCAGACTTGCTCCTGAAAAACAGATTTGGAACATTCATGAGATCCATGGTGCTGGTCTTGCCTTCAAGGTGTCGATCCATCAATTTGACAAATGAATCTTCGCCTTCTCCGTAGATAAAGTAATCATAGTACGGGTGTTCGTTGATGTAATTTTCATAGTCTTTCCAACGAACATCGGGTCCACCCAGTATCAAAGTAATGTGCGGGAAATGCTCTCGCACTTTTTTTGCAAGATCATGTATGAAGTCTGCGGTCCACAGATACAGAGAAAAACAGATGATGTCTGGTTGTTCATCAACTATTTCTTGCCATGCTAGTTCTGGAATACGTTTCCCAACAAAGTTAGGAAGCCATTCGATGGCTTCTGGGTACTTGCCTTCAAGATCATAGCCAGTTCGTAGTATATACTGTATCTGTGGCAGATGATGTTGACTGGCTGAGCTTGCGTAGAAAAATTTTATCTTCTTGGTCTGGATCATACTGTATTTAACCCACTGCGTGTTGTTGGTCTTCGATTCCCAAATATTGGATCCAGCTGGGATGCTGTATGCTCACAGGACGATTGCGCCACTTGCCAACCAGCTGATAGTAATCAGGCTTGTAGGGCATGCGCAAAGGCTTCCACAGCTTGGTACCTTTCTTGTGGTTGCAGGTCTTGCAGGCTGTGACAGCATTTTCCCATGTGACTTTGCCACCGCTGGAACGTGGGATCATGTGATCGATAGTGAGATCATGTGGCTCAAACGTGTCGTGGCAGTACTGGCACTGATACAGGTCGCGCAGATACAGGTTGGCACGGCTGAAACGCACATTGCGCTTGGTGTTGAAATACTGCTTGGTTATGGCCACTGCTGGATAGTGGATCGTGAGGTGGCTACTGCGAGCAACGTGTTGCTCGTATGATTCAAGCACATGTATGCGATCCAAGAACATCAACTTGATGGCATGTTGCCAGTTGATGATGCTTAGAGGCAGGATAGAAATAGGCTCGTAGTTTGAGTTCAGTAGTAAGCAGTTCATGTTAAATACTATTTAAGTTAGGACAGAGACCAATGGCATCAAATACCGAAGCAGTGATTGTAAAGAAACCTCATCAAAAGGAATCTTACACACAAGCACAGATACTGGAACTAGCGCGATGCGCAGATCCTGTGTCTGGCCCGCAATACTTCATGGACAACTACTTTTATATACAACACCCTGTCAAGGGCAGTATACAGTACCATCCATTTGAGTACCAAGAGCGACTCATAGATACTTATCACAGCTACAGGTTCTCTATCAGCTTGATGCCTCGGCAGACCGGAAAGTCCACTTCGGCGGCGGGTTATTTACTGTGGTATGCCATGTTCATACCCGACAGCACCATCCTGGTTGCCGCACACAAATACCTGGGTGCGCAGGAAATCATGCAACGTGTACGATACGCCTATGAGAACTGTCCGGACTTTATAAGGGCAGGTGTAACCAGTTACAACAAAGGCAGCATAGACTTTGAAAACGGCAGTCGCATTGTAGCACAGACCACAACAGAAAACACCGGACGTGGTATGTCCATATCTCTGCTGTACTGTGACGAGTTTGCGTTCGTCCGTCCCACCATCGCTGAACAGTTCTGGACTTCCATCACCCCGACCCTGTCCACTGGTGGTAAGTGTATAATAACATCAACTCCTAACTCGGACGAGGATCAATTTGCCCTAATCTGGAAAGGTGCCAACAAGTGCATAGACGATTTTGGCAACGAAACCGAACTGGGCATAAACGGATTCAAGTCATTCCGTAGCGCATGGCAAGAGCATCCAGATCGCGATGACAAGTGGGCCGCTGAAATGAAGTCACAGCTGGGCGAAGAACGCTTCCGTCGTGAGATGGAATGCGAGTTCATTATCTTTGATGAAACGCTGATCAGTCCAACACACCTGGTGGAGATGGCCGGCATAGAGCCCATGGAGCGCCAGGGCCAGGTGCGCTGGTACAAGAAGCCACAAAAGGACTGCATGTATGTGGTAGCCTTGGATCCAAGCCTGGGCACCGGTGGAGATCCTGCGGCCATACAGATTGTTGAACTGCCCAGCATGATGCAGATTGGCGAGTGGCAACACAACAAGACGCCGGTACAGCGGCAAGTGGCCATCATGAAGGAAATAACCACGTATCTAGTGGACCAGTGTGGATCCAGCACTGATGTGTACTACAGCCTTGAAAACAACACCCTGGGCGAAGCCGCCCTAGTCGTGGTGCGTGAGATTGGTGAAGAGAACATACCGGGCATTTTCCTCAGCGAGCCCAAACGTGCAGGCAGTACCAACAGCTGGCGCAAGGGCTTCAATACCACCAACAAGAGCAAGCTGGCAGCCTGTGCCAAGTTCAAGCAGTTGATTGAAACCAAGAAGCTGAAAATAGCCAGCAAGAACCTCATAAGCGAGCTGAAAACGTTTGTAGCCCGCGGCACAGGCTATGCAGCCAAGGAAGGCGAAACAGATGACCTTGTGATGAGCATGTTGCTGATAGTGCGCATGATCACCATGCTCAAGGAATTTGACGCAAATCTAGACGAAATAGTCACAGACTCCAGCGAGTTCATTGAACCCATGCCGTTCATCATGGTGTAGAGCTAAATACAGCTATGGCACAAGATATTAAAAAGATAGCAGAAGCACTATTTGAAAAGATCCGCGGACGTTTCGAGGACGTGAGCATGGGTGACGAAAAAGCCCAGGCCACATCAGCGCCCGAAAATGCACGGTTTTTCAACTTCAACTATGTGAACGAAGCTGGCAAAAAGTACGGAAACGTAACAGTCAGCATCATTGACAATGACAGCCTCAAGGTGTACTACAGCACCAACATCACTGAAAAACTAGAAAGTGATGAGAAAACAGAATGGTTTGACTTTCTCAAGGAATTGCGTTTCTTTGCCAGGCGCAACATGATGACTTTCGACACTCGTGATGTCAGCCGCGCTATAACCATCAAGGACCTTAAGCAAGTGACCAAATCGCAACCAAAATTCACCTCAGGTGACGTGGAAGGACGTGTGACTGAAAGCCGCATGTACGGTACACCCAAGCACAGTTTTGAAAATGTTGGATCAGCTCGCATCCGCATCGTACATACCGAAAGCGTGAATCCTGACAAGCGTGGTGATCGTGCCAGACACATCAATGCCATCTATGTGGAAAATGCACAGGGCGAACGATTCAAATTGGACACACGCAAGCTGTCAGGTGCCAGAGCCATGGCCCGACACATATCCGAAGGTGGCAATCCTTGGGACGACATTGGCCAGCACATCAATTCAGTGCTGAAAGAAATGAGCGAGCTGGGCATGTTTGTGCGTAGCATGCGAAACAGAACATTTGAAGACTCTGTGGCAACCAAGATGTTGGAAGCCGCAGTGAACCATTATGGCAACATGCACAGGCAACTGAACAATCTAAAAGGTGGCAGAGCCTACCGTCAATTCGTTGAAAGTTTCAAACCACAAGCAGAGCAATTGGACGAAGTTGATATAAATCAGATCAAAGAACGTTTTGTAAAGAAAACATTTGACGACCGCATGACTGCGGCACTACCACATGTGTACAAGGCATATCAGCTACAAGAGCAATACAAAGAAGACCAACTAGACACAATCTACAGCATACTTGAAGGGCAAGCTGAACTCACACTAGCTACCAACGAAGGCATGGATGAATACATGAAGATGCTCAGATTCGGCGATACTGCGCAGATGGTCAAGAAAATCCTAGAAGACATTGCGTCCCGCGCAGTCACCATGCCAGAGGTATCGGATTTTGCAAAGCACTGGGCAAAAAACTATGACATGATCGCAGAAGGTGATCAAGAACTTAACGAACACAAAGCACTGGCTGTTCAGCTTGCCACACACTACATACAAGATCTACGCAAGATCAAAGAAAACCGCAACCTACGAGTAGAAGCCGACAGTGAGTTCAGCCTGGTGTCTCCGGACATCTTGGAAGAAGGCACAGCGGCCATACCACAGACCTCTGAAGAGCTACAGGCCCTGCATGACATACTCAGCAAGCCTATTCCGTTTGGCATGGACGCTACCACAGTGACCAGTGAACTGTCACATGTGCTGGCAGACGACACCTTGTTTGACATGCTACACAGCGGTGTAGAAGCCGAAGGCGAGCAGTCAGATGCTGTGCCCACTGTGCTGAACTATCTCAAGGATCATCAACCAGGCCTGTATCAGTCCTTGGGAATCAAGATCCAAGAACCAGCACAACCACCAGCTGGCGAGCCTGATGCAGAAATGGACGAGCCGCCAGCGGCACCTCCGCCACCTCCGCCACCAGAAAATCCACAAGGCCAGTATGGCCAGCCACAGGCACCAGGACCTTTGTCCGAAATGCGCAGATTGGCCGGACTCAGATAGTCTTTCCAAAAGATTCTACCAAAGGCGCATTTTTTGCGCCTTTTCTCTTGCACTGAGATAAATATTAGCGTACACTGCATGTTGTGTTGTGTACATCATGGCACAAAAATTATGGCAACTTTTAAGGAGAAAATCATGGCCACATCTTTAGCGGATATCCGCGCAAAACTGCAAGCACAAGAAACCCGCACAGGCGGTAACTCAACAGGTGGCGACAATGCCATCTATGCTCACTGGAACATTGCAGAAGGTTCCACAGCCAAAGTCCGTTTCCTTCCAGACGGCAATACCAAAAACTCTTTTTTCTGGGTAGAACGATTGATGATTCGTTTGCCTTTTGCTGGCATCAAAGGCCAAGCAGATAGCAAGCCTGTTATCGTGCAAGTTCCCTGTGTAGAAATGTACGGAGAGGCTTGCCCTGTGCTGGCTGAAGTACGCACATGGTTCAAGGACAAGAGCTTGGAAGAAATGGGTCGTAAGTATTGGAAGAAGAAGTCATATCTGTTCCAGGGCTTTGTACACGACAACCCAATTGGTGATGACAAGACTCCGGAGAACCCAATCCGTCGTTTCATCATCTCACCACAGATCTTCAACATCATCAAGAATGCGTTGATGGATCCTGAAATGGAAAACCTACCAACTGACTACACAGCAGGTCTTGATTTCAACATCAAGAAGACCAGCAAGGGTGGTTATGCTGACTACTCAACCAGCTCATGGAGCCGCAAGGAAACTGCGCTGACATCAGCTGAGCAGGCGTCAATTGATCAGTTTGGTTTGTTCAATCTAGCAGACTTCTTGCCCAAGAAGCCCAGCGACGTTGAGCTCAAGGTCATCAAGGAAATGTTTGAAGCATCTGTAGATGGTCAGGCATATGACCCAGATCGCTGGAGCCAGTACTACAAGCCTGCGGGCTTTGCTGGTGGCAACGATCGTCCTGCCGCATCCACTGCCAGTGCCGCACCTGTAGCACATGATGACGTGGATGAAGATGCTCCACCTGTGGCTGTGGCCAGGCCTGCTCCTGTAGCAGAACCTGACGCTCCGGTTGCAACTGCTCCGGTTGAGGCTCCAAAAGCTTCTAGCCAGAAAGCAGAAGACATCTTGGCCATGATTCGCAATCGTCAGAAATCAGCTTGATCTGAGTCACAAGAGGGCAGACATGCCCTCTTGTTTTCTATATAATACACTTGACGAGAGGAATCAACCATGGCTAAACCATTTGACGTTTCAAAATTTAGAAAAAGCATTACCAAGAGCATTGACGGCATCTCGGTAGGCTTCAAGGATCCAGATACCTGGATCAGCACAGGCAATCACACACTGAACTATCTTATCTCTGGAGACTTCCACAGAGGTATTCCAATGGGCAAGGTCACTGTGTTTGCTGGAGAATCAGGTGCAGGCAAATCATTCATTTGCTCAGGCAACTTGATCAAGAACGCACAAGCACAGGGCATCTATGTGATCCTGGTAGACAGTGAAAACGCACTGGACGAAGCTTGGCTCAAAGCACTGGAAGTAGATACCAGCGAAGACAAACTGTTGAAGATCAACATGGCCATGATCGACGATCTTGCCAAGATGATTTCTGACTTTGTGAAAGAATACAAGACCATTCCCGAAGGCGAACGCCCTAAGGTGTTGTTTGTGATTGACAGTCTAGGCATGTTGCTCACTCCAACTGATGTGAATCAGTTTGAAGCAGGCGAGATGAAAGGCGATCTTGGACGCAAGCCCAAGGCACTGACATCATTGGTGCGCAACTGTGTGAACATGTTTGGTGACCTAAACCTTGGTATGGTATGTACCAACCACACTTATGCCAGCCAGGACATGTTTGATCCTGATGACAAGATCTCAGGCGGTCAGGGCTTTATCTACGCCAGCTCAATCGTGGTTGCCATGCGCAAGCTCAAGCTGAAAGAAGATGAAGACGGCAATAAGATCTCCGAAGTCAAGGGCATCCGTGCCGCTTGCAAGGTCATGAAAACACGCTACTCCAAGCCGTTTGAATCAGTGCAGATCAAGATTCCGTACGAAACAGGCATGAATCCTTACTCGGGCATGACAGACATGTTGGAATCAAAAGGTTTGTTGACCAAGGAAGGCAACAGTCTTAAATACACCCTGGGTGATGGTACTGTGATCAAGCAGTTCCGCAAGGCATGGGAACGCAACGACAACGGTACGCTTGACAAGGTCATGGAGGACTTTGTGAAGAATCCACATCATGTGGTGGAGGCCCAGATTACTGACGAGGAGCCAACAGAATGAGCATTGATGTCGACGTATTGTGTGAAACTTTCATCTTGATGAAAGAGTACATCAGTTCAAAAGACAGACAGGCAGTAGCGGATCATTTGTTCAGCATCTTGAGTGACATGGACGGTATCACCGAAAAAGATCTCAAGAGCTTTGCCGCGTGTGATACCTACCTGCAACGTGCCAGCGAAGAATACTTTGTGGACGACAGCGATGATGACGAGGACTACGACAATTACGATCAGGATGACTGATGTGGTATAACAAAGTAGTCCAAGATCTTGGAAACTTGCCAGACTTTATCAACTACTACGAAGCAGAAATGATTTCAGCCAAGCGAGACGTTTCTGTTCATGGCAGGGTTGAGAAGAGTCTGGCAGACCTGCCTGGACTGACTGAACATCGTTTCAACCAACTGCAAGAGATCGAAGCAGTGTTGGAATATCTCAACATACAGTTGAGAAAGATCAGGCGCAAGCATTTCCAAAAGTATCTGGAAGCCTATCAGCGAGCACTTACCAGTCGCGATGCTGAAAAATACGTGGACGGCGAAGATGAAGTGATTGACTTTGAGACCTTGATCAACGAAGTGGCACTGCTACGCAATCGTTGGTTGGGCATACTCAAAGGACTTGAAAGCAAGAACTTCATGCTGGGCCATGTAGTACGACTGCGAACTGCTGGCATGGAAGATGTCACTGTATGATCAATCCCACACAACGTGCCGAAGAACTCTTGCATGAATGGAATCAGTGCAAGAACGCCCGTCCACGTGGTGATGCTATCAATCTGCAGATCGAAAGAGACGACTTGGAAAAGTGGGCCAGACAACTGTCCTACTATGCCATGTGGGAAGGTGATGAAATACACACCATTGAAACCATATACCAGTTTGAGTCACGCCTGAAAAGTTACAAGCAAAAAGTGATAATAGAGATACTGACACATGGCACAATTTAGCAACAATGAACAAAGCCATGAACACAGCCTTGAAGTACTGAGTCTCCTGCGCGAGCACGACACGTTCATGGAAAGTATCAGTAGCATGGCCGATATGGGTGCTGGCGGATGCCTGGACACTCGCTGGTGGGCCAGCCTCAGCACACGAGATGACAGTCCTGAGCCCTTGAACCTGCGTTGTTATGCTGTGGACCGTGCGCCCATGCGCATAGACTTTGATCAGCCAGAAAACATGACCTATGTGCAGAAGGATTTTGAGAAGCGTGTGCTTCCTGTGGACGTGGATGTGATCTGGTGCCATGACGCTTTCCAGTATGCTGTGAATCCCATGAACACTCTCAAACTGTTCAGCCAACAGCTCAATGTCAATGGACTGCTGTACATTGGCATGCCACTGCCGCACTGGTCCTTGAACCGCCAGCAGGTCACGACCATAAAAAACTACGAATACTACAATCACAGTTTCCTCAGCATGGTGTACATGCTGGCTGTGAACGGCTTTGACTGCAAGGATGCCTACTTCCGCAAGCAGTCCAATGATCCATGGTTGCATGCGGCTGTGTTCAAGACCAACAACGAACCCATGGATCCTGCCGCCACAACCTGGTACGATCTCATAGAAAAAGGACTCATACACGACAGCATCGTGCTGAGCCTGCGCCAATTTGGCATGATACGCCAGCAGGACGTGGTGTTTACATGGCTAGACAAGAACATCTACCATATTGAAGATTAAACACATAAATACTGCATGGACTTTCGTAAACTCATTGACCTTGTAGAATCCCGCCAAACACTTGCAGAACGTGCTAAACCGCGTTCACGTGCCAGTGAGCCAGCACAGCTACCCCCTGAATTTGATCCCGGCAACGAAGCAGATGCCACCATAGCCACGCATGACAATCAGCCTGGACCCGACAATTTGGCCGGACTCAAAGCTGCCATTGGACACAAGATCAAAGAGTTGCCTCCTACCAAAGACAGCATCAAAGCACTGGAAGAAGTTGAAGACATCCTGTCCAGCATCAACATTGGCGGACGCCAGGGCAACGTGGGCAAGGATCTCGAAAGCATCGGTGACCGAGACGTACACAAGGCCAAGAAACTTCTGGCCATGTATGTGTTGAATCTGCCCATCAGTCCTGCACAGCGCAAGAAGCTGTTTGATGCTTGGCGCCAAGACAAGCTGGTTGATGTGGATGCTCTGCGCACCTTGGGCACACACACTGTGAACGAGATCTTTCCTGAATACGGCAGTGCAGAAAATCCCGGCGTCAAGCTGTTGGTAGACGATCTAGCCACGGTGAACTTTGTGGGCGTGGGCAAGGGCGAATTCCTGCTGTGCGTCATGAGCAAACGCATTACCAAAGAAGGCAAGGGCGACCTGCTGATCGACGGCAAGCACAAGGTAGAAGTCAAGACATCCGACGGTGGCAGTCCACGCATGACTGATGCTGACTCCAATCTTGCTCCGGGCTATCAGGCCGCGGTCAAGACTTTCTTGGCCAAATGGCACGATGATATCGTTGCTGTGACAACCATCAAGAAAAGCGGACTCACGCTACAGGATCTCATGCAAGTCGGCCACCAAATTGGTGATCGCCGCCTGGCCAAGAAATACTGGGATGACGTTGAGCACATACTCAACAACATCTTCCCTGGGCAGGACGTGGAACCCATCATGAGTCCTTTGTTGGTCGGCAGCATTGGCCACGCCAAAGGTGCCTATGCAGAGACCAATCTCAACTACTATCTTTCAAGAAAATCTGAGCAGGGCATGCTGTTTATTGACTTGAAGAAAGCACTGCCTACCTTTGTGTTCTTCAACAGCATTGAAGAGCTGAATGCCGCTGGACTGAGACTGCATGCTGAAACCACATATCCTGTGACACAGCATGACCTGCGCAATCCTTATCCACAAATGGCCATCAACAATATCAAAGGATTCCAGGCCGCTGATCCAACACCAGTTCCTTCAGCCAAACCAGGTCCAGAGAAACCAGCAGGCACTCCCAGTGCCGCGCAGAAAAAGCAGATGAAGCAGGCTGCCACAGCACAACCCGTGGCACCAGAACCAGCGGCTGAACAACCAGCACCTGCACCTGCACCAAGGCAGAAAAAAACCTATGGTGCTGCCAACACTCCCATGAACGAATGGGGTGTGCGAATAAGACCGATACTGGGACACAAGCCCAGATTCTAGTCGGTTGACTTAAAAAGCAATCCCACATATACTAGACATTCACCGGGCCTATAGCTCAGCGGTGAGAGCAGAGGACTCATAATCCTTTGGTCGTGTGTTCGAATCACACTGGGCCCACCAGATAAATCTGCCCTTAGCTCAACTGGATAGAGCACGGGACTTCTACTCCCGGGGTTGAGGGTTCAAATCCTTCAGGGCAGGCCACACCACGTATAAGTATCTTGTATATGGAACCAAAACCAAACTCAGCCAAGGGCAGGATCAGTTACGATGCAGATGTAGGCGGTGCGATCATTCCTTTTTTCAACAGGAATGTAAGCGAATATCCTACCGAAGCAGGCGGACCCAAGTTTGATCTAGTTCCGGTCACCAAGCAAAAAGATCTCATGATCAACCATGCCAGGATGTATGCTCAACAGGAGTATGATCGTATCATGGAACTGGTAGCAGTGCTGGAAAAGCAGGCCCTGCAGATCAAGCGGCGCTTGGAGATCACGGATGCAGTGCATGCCGCAGTGTATCAGTTCCAGCCTGTGATGGGCAAGGAGTACTGGTTGGCCTGGGACAAGAGAAAGAACCATATGCTGTTGACACAGCATGGTCCCAACGATTGGTCCAGTTCGGCGCCGGAAGACTACGAGTACCAGGCCCAGGTCCGGTACATGGGAGACCATACATGGCTTGAGCTGAATGTTGCAGAAATACAACAGTCGGTGGATCCAAAATAAATTTTTAGGATTTTTGCCATTTTATCAAGAACTTGGTTGACACAAAGACTAAATAAACATATACTAGACACATAGGTTGCAGTAATGCTTCTTATACCAAAAACAGGAAAAACAATGCAAGCACTTTCGTTATCACTCGTTAGCAAACATACAAGCCTATCATGCATAAGCATGCCAGTGGCCTTGTGGTCTGCGAATGAGATTTATGGTACGAATGATCGCCCACAAGGTTTTACCAAGGTCCAAGGAGATGAGCGGGATGTCTAGTTAACTAGAACAACCAATCAACTTTAAGGACCCTGGAACAGAAATGTTACCAGGGTTTTTTATTGGGGTTAGGCAAGGCGCTTTCAAACGCAAGCCAGTGATCCCCGAGTGTGAATATGAGGAAACGAGGTCCTCGCTGGGCACTATAACAGCCGGCAAACGGGCGGCCTACCGGATGAAACTGTGGCGAAAACGCAGGAGTATAAATGGTAGCGTATCCAAGCACATCATCCTCATGGAGGAATCAAATGGTGTGCTTCGATACCCACATTGGATGGCCAAGCCTAACCGACTCTGAATCGGCTGGCGGCAGGTTGCGGACGCAACAACCAGTGTGGTAAATAATACATTATTGAGGAACGCACAATGAGCATTTATCTAGAACAGTACTACGGTGATGGCGACGCAGACCAAGCCAACTATTGCCGCAACTTGGAAATGAAGATCCATTACCTGATGCAACAGATGGCGGCCGCTGGCATCCTCAAAGACGTCAATGGCAAGAAGATCACAGCGGATCTGCCAGATGATGTCACAAGCGATGCTGAAGCTGTTAGGGCCAGCATTGATCCAGAAAATTTCTGATCTGTTGTTTCAAGACAACAGCAGAGGTTGACGTAGCACCGCAATGGTGTTACACTATGAACTTGAACTGCTAACAAGCAGACGAAGATTGTTCATTAAAAATCAAATGCCCCGGTGGTGAAATGGTAGACACGCTAGTCTTAGGAACTAGTGTCGAAAGGCGTGTCGGTTCGAGTCCGACCTGGGGCACCATTATTTCACATGTCAAACCACACAAGGTTGCCGGTGCCGTTAGGTACCCGGATGTAGTCATCAACTGGCTGACGGGCCAGCTACATTCGGTGTTACATGAAGCAGGGGGGCTGGGATAAGCTCTGAGTGACGGATCACACCTTGGATAGTAATGACGAAGACAACGAAGCAGTAGACGTTACTGTGGGACCCTGAGTGGTACTGTGTTGGAGTTCCTAGTGTGGTTTGACATGTGAAATTGAAAGTTTGGGGGCATAGCCTCTTTAAGATAAGCGTGGTGACACGCCCAAAGCAGATGAGTCCTACACTCCTGCGCCAGCAATGGTCTATCTATGCAAGCCTGCTCACTACCGCGAGGTAGCGATCACTGATAAGACCGGTGGTTGTAACAATGAAGCAAGTGTTGGGGAAAGAATGTGTATCGACTGGCCCGCAAGGGAACCAGGGTGCATGAAAAGTAACAGGTGGTGCTGACTTCCCAACAAAACCAACTTGCCAATTGGTATGAGAAAGGGTAGTACATTGGTTCGAGGGGTTGCACCCAAGGGCTCGTGTGCAATGTGAGTGGTTGGTGGACCTAGCAATAGGGACACAGATCGCAAAACATCACTGATTACTCCGCAAGAGGAAAGGTATGTGGTGAGTTGTATTGTGTGGTTCAAAAGATCATACAGCAACTGAGTCAGCTCATCGCGGTAGGTTGTTATAGGCTAATGGTAGGCCATTTCTCTGTTAAAGAAACGACTGTGGGTTCAACTCCCACTAACAAATCAAAAACGCAAAGACTGACTCGGTCATGTGTGAAAAGCATCTAACACTCGACACGCAAGTGAATTGAGTTTAGTGAAGCTCGCAAGGTGACACTAATTTGTGAATGGGGGTTCGTAACGCCTTAGCGGGTGTGAATGGGTCGCAAGCTCAACGGAATGGATTTCACAGAGTAGCACATGATGACACGCCTACTGCCTGGCGTTAAAAACGGCGATGTTGGCAACAGACTGGGAGATCCGCAAGGACCCTAGTGGAAGTCGAGAGAAGGTATGCTCGCAAGGTGTACTATAATGCTCGAGGTGTTGTTGGGTTAGCATGTATTCTCAGTGCGCCACTTTATATAAAAACACACTGAGCCTGGGAGTCGCGCTCCGGGTCGTTTCAGATAAGCAGAGACCTGAAAGCTATGGTCTAATTGGCAGTGTGTTTTTATATAAAGTTTCATGGAGATGTGTGCCGAGCGGCGAAGGCAGCTGACTGTAAATCAGTGACATCAGAAACACCGTAGGTTCGATTCCTACCGTCTCCACCAAGTTCATGCACGGTTCGTCTATCGGTTTAGGACACTGGCCTTTCACGTCAGTAAGACGGGTTCGATTCCCGTACCGTGTACCAAGTTTAGGTCTCAAAGTGTTCATGGACGCACATCAGCCTGTCACGCTGAAAGAAGGGGATCGTTACCCCTTGAGACCGCCAAGTTTTGAGAGTGTCAGCAAGAGAAAGACTCGCTAGAAGGCTTCTTCGAAGAGCCGACTAATGAAAAAGAAGGACGGGTTCGAGTCCCGTAAACGCATCGGAGCACCTTTGTCAAGTATCCCAAGTGGCGTACCGAGACCTTGCCGGCCTTGTATAATAAGGTGAATGGTTCCGATAACATGGGCGGAACTACTCTCAAATTCAATATGTATCCCTAGTGTTAACGGCAGCACGACAGTCTCCAAAACTGCTAGTGGGGGTTCGAATCCCTCGGGGTATGCCACTTCAACATGCACAGGTACCAGAGCGACTAATGGCGCGGATTGCAAATCCGTTGATTCGTGGGTTTGAGTCCCACCCTGTGCTCCATATATGCCAAGATAGCTCATCAGGTAGAGCACTAGTTTGAAGCACTAGGTGTGGCTGGTTCGAGTCCAGCTCTTGGTACCAACGGTTATTGCGGGTAGGGTGGTCACCACTCCAGTCTCATAAGCTCGGAGCATCGTCAGTTCGAATCTGTCACCCGCTTCCAATATTATCTCTCTGAAGCGTTATCTGGTTGCGTACACGGTTTGGGGCCGTGTGGTCAAGGTTCGAATCCTTGCAGGGAGACCAATCATGCCCTTTTAGTTTAATGGTAAAACAACTGTTTTGTAATCAGTTGATGGCAGTTCGATTCTGTCATGGGGCACCAATCATGGGCGTATAACTCAGTAGGTAGAGTAGCTGACTCTTAATCAGTTTGTCGCGGGTTCGATCCCCTCTGCGCCCACCAATTTTACAAGGAGGAAATTACCATGGGAGATGATGGTAAATGTAACAAACGATTGTACCCTTAGCTCAGTAGGTTAGAGCATCTGACTTTTAATCAGAGGGTCCTGGGTTCGAGTCCCAGAGGGTACACCATTTGTTTACTAAAACACATTTGACTAAACTCGGGTTCATCCGTGTGGTCATTCAGTTGATCCTATATCAAGTGTGTTTCAATAAGCAAATATGCCCGGATAGTTAAATGGTATAACGGTCGCTTGATAAGCGATTATTACAAGTTCAATTCTTGTTCTGGGCACCATGACTGACAATAAGTACATGATGAAACAACCTTATCATGACACCAGCCAGTATCCTTTTGTCAAGGTGTTTGAAGACAACTGGGATATTATCAATCAAGAGTTCTTGCGTGTACAAAAGTACATGATAGCCTACACCGATGCCCACTTGTACAACCAAGGTTGGGAAGTGTTTGGTCTGTGGAGTTTTAGACATCATCACAAAGATGAACCCATGGTTGATAGCGAAATGAAGCTGAACACCAAGTTTTGTCCGCGCACCGCAGATCTTGTGAGAAAGCATGTGCCTTTGAATGGCAGTGTGGCTTTTTCAAGATTGGCCGCAGGCACAGTGATACAACCACACACAGGTGATGATTTTGGTTTCCTGCGCATGCATCTTGGTATCCAAGTGCCAGAAGGCGATATCGGGTTGCGTGTGCAGGGCGAAGATATCAAGTGGCAAACAGGAAAAGCCTTCATATTTGACGACAGTCTCATGCATGAAGCCTGGAACAGGACTGACCAAGACCGTGTGGTATTGATACTAGATTTTTATCCATGAAACAAGCATTTTATGATACCAAGCAATGGCCTTTCGTTGCTGAATTTGAAAAAAACTGGCAGACCATACTGCAAGAATACCTTCGTGTGAAGAAGTATTTCCAGACCTATCAAGACAACAACTGCCATGCAGGTGCTGAAGTGTTTGGGTTCTTTGGTTTTGCTGATGGTCGCAGTGGCGGCACTGAATACAAGACCAATACCAGATTCTGTCCGGCCACAGCACGATTGATCAAGGAACATGTACCCATGCATGGCGCGGCCACATTCAGTCGACTGGCACCTCGCACACACATACAACCGCATGCAGGCAATGAGCCAGGACTGTTGCGCATGCACCTTGGCTTGGTCATACCACAAGGCAACTGTAGCATACAAGTGGATGGACATGTGCAATCATGGCAAGCTGGACAGGCTTTGGTTTTTGATGACAGTTTCATGCATGAAGCATGGAACAACACTGACCAAGAACGTGTGATACTGATCATGGACTTTAGACAATGAATGTGCTCAAGTTGAACTTGCCTCCACCATCAGGTGTGTTACGTGCCTTGGTTATGAGCAATCTAGATGAACTGCCAATGGATCCTGGTGCAAAGAAATGGCTGGACAATTTCCATGGTGGCATCAACTGTGTGGCACATAGATTTGATCGTGTGCAGAATCTAGAAATGCAATTGAACCTGGAATACAAACCATACTTTCCCAACAGAGACATTGGTGCAGTGATTGGTGTGATGAAGAACACAGGCAGTGGCCTGGCCTGTCTGCCACCACACTGTGATCGAGGTCGTGCCATTGCCATCAACTATTATCTGGGTCTCGGGGGCAGTGGTGTTGAAACTGTGTTCTATGATCAAGAGAGGTCCACAGGTGACGAATCACACAACATTCTCTACCAGGATGTGTCAGAAATCAGCAGGCATCAGTTCCACGAGGGCTGGTATGCCTACAACGTGTGTCGCGCACACAGTGTAGAGAAGATAGAGAACTTCAGGTACTTCTTGGCCATAGCATTCGCTGACAGCCAGTACCGAGTAGAAGACTTTGCCAGAGAATATCCTTCACTGGTGGAGCAACAATATAAGTAAGAATATGCGGGCGTAGCTCAGTTGGTAGAGCATTACCTTGCCAAGGTAAATGTCGTCGGTTCGAACCCGATCGCCCGCTCCAAGTTTTAAGGTTTATTCCGCAGTAGCTCAGTCGGTAGAGTAGATGACTGTTAATCATTTGGTCGGTGGTTCGAGCCCACCCTGTGGAGCCATATTTGGGGGATTGGCGTAATTGGGAACGCAGTAGCTTTGCAAGCTTCAGTCAGGAGTTCGAATCTCCTATTCTCCACCAAATTTTACAAAAGTGTAATATATACTCATATTATGAGAGCGTCCATAAATATCTCATAATACAGGAAATCCACACATGCCAGCCCGTGTACTATTCATTCTCAAGCGACGCGACGACTTCAACGCCACGGTACACTCACATGTGGGACTACAGACAGGACTTTACAACTCTGCCAAGTTCATGAATGACATGTTGCTGGAACAGGGCGTGGAATCACGCATGGCCGTTGTGCCTGACAACAATGCCATTGACAGAGAAGTACATCAGTATCGACCCACGCATGTGATCATTGAAGCTGTGTGGGTCACTCCCAGCAAGTTTGCTGTGCTACAACGTCTACATCCCACAGTGACCTGGGTGATACGCATACATTCTGAAATGCCTTTCTTGGCCGGCGAAGGCAATGCCATAGACTGGATTGGTGACTACAGTGGATTCCGCAACATAGTGTTAGCCATCAATGCTCCACGCATGCTGAAGGAACTTACCTTCTATTTGCAACAACGCAATGCCTGGAGCGATGAAGAAACAGCCAAGCGTGTGATATACCTGCCCAACTACTATCCACAAACATACAAGACCAAGGCCCTGGATCGCAACAAAGACACCATAGACATATCCTGTTTTGGTGCCATTAGACCCTTGAAGAATCACCTGGTGCAGGCTGTTGCAGCCACTGAGTTTGCTCAGCAGATTGGCAAGCGACTGCGATTCCATATCAATGCAGGACGCATAGAAATGCAAGGTGGACCGGTCATACGCAATCTAAAAAGCTATTTCCAACACTTGCACAAGACTGGTCATGAAATGATCAATCACATGTGGAGGCCTAGAGAAGGTTTCTTGGAACTGTGCAGTCAAATGGATCTGGGCCTGCAGGTCAGCTTCAGTGAAACGTTCAACATTGTTGGCGCAGATTTGATCAGCCAAGGTGTGCCACTGATAGGCACCGAAAGAGAAATACCCTGGGCAGTTGGCCCGTTCTGTGCAGACCCGACCGACGGACAGGACATCATAAAGAAACTGCATGTTGCATATGAATCCCCAGATCTCAACGTGCAAGTGCAACAGTGGTCCTTGACACGCTATACCACAGAGACTTCTGTGATCTGGGCTAAATACTTCAAAGGATAAGAATATGGCAATCATGAGCGGCAAATCACACAAAGTACATTCACACCACTGGTATGATGGTGTACTGCATACCACTGAAGATTTCTTTGACAGCTTGTTTGAAGCCATGGACTTTATCAAACGAAGCGATGCTGATCATGTGAAACTGTATGATCACAACGAAGACCTAGTACACAGCACATCACCCAAGGCTCTACAGCCACAGGGTCAACAATCTACCTACGCCTAGCACAGTAGCACAGCTTACTCAAACAAGCCTGCTACTAGCAGGCTTTTTTTATTGGGGAATCGTCTAAAGGTAGGACAACTGACTTTGACTCAGTTTGTGGTGGTTCGAATCCATCTTCCCCAGCCAATCCCGGCAGTGTAGCATAGCGACTAATGCAGTTCCTTCATACGGAAAAGATCGTGGGTTTGAGTCCCACCTCTGCCACCAACATGCGACCTTAGCTCAGCTGGATCAGAGCACTTGCCTACGAAGCAGGGGGTCGGGAGTTCGAATCTCTCAGGTCGCACCACGTATTGCCCCCTTGGACAAATTGGTAAAGTCGGCTCTCTCAAAAGGAGCAGTTCTCACAGTTCGAATCTGTGAGGGGGCACCAACATATCCTTCTGTAGTTTAGCGGTAAAACACCAGGCTTATACCCTGCATCGTCTCCAGATTAGAGAGCGTCCCTGGTTCGAATCCAGGCGGAAGGACCAAAGCTCTTATAGGTAAATGGTATACCGGCGCCATGGTAAGGCGCAATTCCAAGTTCAATCCTTGGTGAGAGCACCAGTCAAGAGCACTTAGGTGTGGCCGTAGTGTAGCGGTAGCACCCGAGATTGTGATTCTCTTAGTATGGGTTCAACTCCCATCGGTCACCCCTAAGTGTTTTGTCATTGCCTCCGTAGCTCAGTGGACAAGAGTAGTGCGCTTCGAACGCATGGGTCGGGGGTTCGAATCCCTCCGGGGGCTCCAGCTTTGCCGTCATGGTGTCAGTGGCTAGCACATCAGTTTGTGGAACTGAGAGAGTTGGATCGAAACCAACTGGCGGTACCAGGTTATGTTAATAGTTTTGCGCTAAACATTTTTGCTAAGTAACAAGCCCTCAAAACTATGGAGAATAGAATGAGCATGGTAAAATCTATGGCGGTGTGTTTGTGCCTGTTCCTTGGAGGATGCGCAACGTCTGAACTAGCTGATACCGGGCGCTCTCGTCCAGTGGAAGAAGCCAAACGCTGGGTGGGCAAAGACGCACACCAAAATCGCAACGAGCTCAAGAAGCTGATGGCCAATGGCAATCGTGGAGCACCTGTTGACCCCACTGTGACACCTTGGTGTGCAGGTTTTATGAATGCTGTGTTGACCACCACTGGTTGGGGATCGACCTACAGCTTGGCCGCACGTAGCTTTCTCAATTACGGAGCCAAGACCAAGGAACCCAGCGAAGGAGACATCGTGGTGCTTCGACGAGGCAGCAGTAACTGGCAAGGACATGTGGGATTCTTCATGGGCTATGAATACTATGAAGGTGACAAGTATGTGAAGGTGCTGGGCGGCAATACCAACCGAGCAGTTGACACAGGATACTTTCCGGTCAACAAGATCCTGGGCTTTCGTCGACTAGACGGATAAGCATTGACACTGGGATGATTTCTGTGTTATAATAAGTTTTACACAAAGAGGATCAACCATGTCAGGACGAACATCACAAGACGCGGCTCAGATGATTGGTGGCAATGTTTTTGAACTTGCTCTTATCGTGACCATTCGCGTGAGAGAACTCAAAGCCGGTGCCACACCCAAGGTGCTGACCACAGCCGGCCCCAGTGTCACTGCCATGCTGGAAGTAGAACAGGGCATGATTGGCCGAGACTATTTGGAAAAAGTTCCTGGCTACGGCACAGGCCGTCGTCGATAGACACTGGTCTCCGTAGCTCAGTGGATAGAGCACATTCCTCCTAAGAATGGGGTCGCAGGTTCGATTCCTGCCGGGGACGCCATTGCATGCCAGCCATGCGCTAGATCAGGTTGTTTTGTGCGGTGCCGTATGCTATATAGTGTTGTATATGCAATGCAACATGGAGAGATAGCAATGGAAAAAATATATAAAAAGATGATCAAGCGTTGGAAGCTACATGCTAGATATCGCAAGACTGTGAAAGAGCTCACACAGTTGACAGATCGTGATTTGGCTGACTTGGGAATACATCGTACAGACATTGCCAGGATTGCCAAACAAAGTGTGTTGCGCCAACGAGTGCATTGAATTTCCTTAGCTCAGTTGGTAGAGCGTTACGTTGACATCGTAAAGGTCAGTGGTTCGAGTCCACTAGGAAATACCACCAGGCCTGGCATGGTAAGTACTGTATGATAAGGATATTGGTGAGGTGGATGAGAGGCTTAAATCAACAGTTTGCTAAACTGTCGTAGGGGTTAAACTCTACCGCGGGTTCGAATCCCGCCCTCACCGCCAATATAATCAACAAGGAGTACTACAATGCCTAAAGCGCCTACGTTAACATCAGACCTTGGCAATCAAGCAGTTGCCGTTGAAGGAAAAGTACATCAAGAACTGCTGGATGTCAGCAACCACGCAGTGGACTACATCCGAGCAGAACTGGACACACACAAGCAGTTGCTGGCACATGTGACCAGTCTCAAAAGTCAAATTGACAGCTTGCACAACGAACTCAGCACAGTCGGGGAAACCATGAAAAAAGATTGGTCCAAGATTGTGGCAGTTGAGCAGGCCACAGCAGAAATGACCAACAAGTTCATCGACTCTATCAAGGCCGAAGAACAAGTGGTGGCACCTATTGTGTCGCGAGTGTGGAGCAAGCTACCACGCAAGGCTCAGGTTGGTATCGCACTGGTTGGTGTTGCTGTGGTGCTGTGGCTGGTGCTGAAGATCATCTAATAGATCAATCGCGCACTATAGATTTCTGGTTGACCTCTCCAGCACTAGGCTATATACTTTATCTATGAACACTATTCAAGTGATTGGCGACCTCATACTGGACCAGTACATCAGCGGCACTGCTCGGCGGTTGAGCCCTGAAGCGCCTGTGCCTGTGCTGACCAGTATGGAGACCACATACGTGGCCGGCGGAGCAGCCAATGTGGCACGTAATCTTGCCAGCCTGGGTTGCCGTGTGGAACTATATGGCGCAGTGGGCGAGCAGGAAGAAACACGCACCTTGTGTGAGATGTTGCAAGCTGATCAGATTGAAATACGAGTGATCAGCAATGCCACAGCCAAGACCACAGTGAAAACACGCATCGTGGCTGACGGCCAGCAGTTGGTGCGTTTGGATGCAGAAAGCAGTCATCGAGATCTCAGCCCTGACATCACTGCTGCCTTGGCAGACACAGGCGGTGCAGACATCGTGGTATTCAGTGACTACAACAAAGGTGTGCTGGATCAAAGCCGTGAGTTGATACGCAAAATCAAGCACAGCCGTGTGCTGGTAGATCCCAAGCGACCCTTGGACAACTATGCAGGTGC